TTCACCTTGATGAGCTTGTAGACCACGGCGTAGGGCTGAAGCGTCGAGTGGCCGTAGCCGCTGCCGCAGGTGCCGCTCGTGCCGGTGCTCCACGAGGCGCTGCCGCAGTTGAAGGCGCAGTTGCCGTTCGCCGTGCAGGCGTAGTAAGTCATGCCGAAGCCGACGGCGCAGTAGCCGTAGCCGTGCTGGTGGGACGGCATCTCGTTCTGCGAGAGCACCTTGGATTCGCAACCGCCCGTGCAAGCGCAGTTCACCCCGTCCATGCGGGGCAGGGCCAGATTGTTCACGGTGCCGGGGCCGGTGCACGGGTCGCGGCCGACAGTCACGCGGCGTTTGAAATTCGGGAGGATGAAGTTGCCGCCCGCGTCGGCGCCCCAGCGGCTCGCGCCGAACAGGGCGTAGAGGTCGGCGTAGGTCGTCTGGCTCACGGCCGAGCCGTCGCACTCCATCCACGTTCCGGCGTCGGGCGTGTGCGTGCCGTCGAAGGTGCCGGCCCAGTCGAGGATCGTCCCGACCGGAAGTTCGGTCATGCCGCCGCCAGTAGTCGCATAGGGCATGGCTAGCTCCCCCGCTGCGTAACGGTGTCCCCCGGCGTGCCCTTGACCTGGAAGTCGGCGAGGTCGACGTCCTCGAAGACGTTCCACTCGCCCTTCTGCCAGTCCGACTCATGGCCCGCGGGGTCCTTGAAGGTGACCACGCCCGAGTTCCCGGGCGGGCACTGGATCGTCACGTGTCGAAGCCGCGTGGGGGTCGAGGCCAGGGGGGCGTAGGTTGCCCCGACCGTGACGGTCGCGATGTAAGGCTGCATGGGCATGGCTAGGTTCCTTCCCATCGGCGGAACGTAAGGGCGACGACCGCCGTGAAGAGGTTCTCCGCGTCGAGGTGCTCCGGGACGAAAAGCCGCACGCTCTCAGGCGCGAGGCCCGCCGCGACGCAGACGGCGTCGGGCGAATCGAGACGCCGGCCGATCCAGTATTCGGCCAGTTCCTCCGCGAGGCCCGCGAGGGCGTCGACCGCCGGGTCGCCCCCGCCCTCAACCTTCTGCTGGATGGCGATCTCGCAGCCGTACTCGACCTGGGTGCGGGCGCGCGCGGCGAACTGGAGGTTGAAGGCCGACGGGCAGACGGTCACCTTGAGTTCGGCGAGGTCCTTCAGGGCATACCGAGGCCGCCAGGCCCGCACGGGCGTGAACGCGAGGCCGAAGGCGTGTTCGGGGGGCTCGCCAGCCTGAATGCTGGTAAGCTCCGTGGCGACGGCGTCGGCGATCTGGGCAGTGACACTCGACATCTTCTCACGCCTCCACGTGCTTCGTGTGAATTCTGAGGAGCGCGTCACCCACGTAAGACTGGCCGCCGGGGGGCGCCACGACCTCGTAGACCCGTCCGTCAGCGGCCGTAATCCGGTCGGCGATGGCCGGCACGCCGAGGTCCCCGAGGTCGGCCGCGGCCAGGTGCCATTCCCACGACTCGAACTCCACCAGGACGCCGCCGCCCTGATCGACGCCGAAGGCCTGAGGCTGGGGCGAGCGCCAGGCGGCCAGGCTCGCCGAGGTGTCGCCGCGGCTGTACCCGACCGTCTCGCCGACGGCCGAGGCGTAAACGGCGCCCAACCGGGCTTCCGAATCGGAGAAGATCGTCATGACGACCTCGCGCGAGGACCCGCCGGCGGTCGCCTAGAAGCAGAGCTCGGCCGTGACCGAGGACGCCGAGCAGTCGCCGATCGCGGCGCCGCCGAGGGCCTTGGCGCGGACGTAGCGTTTCACGTCCAGCGGGAGGCGCAGCCGCACGTCGGCCGCGACGGCGCCGGCGCCGCCCGAACCGGTCTGGACGATGACGGTCGGGAAGAGCGTGGCGACCGTCCCGAAGGCCGGGTCGGTGTCGTGCTCGACCGAGTAGGTCATCGTCTTGGTGTCCGGGAGCTGGGTGGTCGTGAGGGCCGGGGCCGACACGTGGAGCTCGCACGGGGCGAGTACCTGGCCGTGGCTCCCCGACTCCAGGTCCAGTGTGTCCGTGTAGACGGAGCCCGCCGCGGCGGGCAGGGCCTTCGACTTCGAGAGGGCCGCATCCTTGATTCCGAACGCCATGTGTTTCTCCTTTGAAGCGTCGTTCCGAGTTTCAGGTTCCACATTCCAGGTTCACGGCCCAGGGCCGCCGTTACAGCGTGAGCGCCTCGGTGTCCAGGAGCGCGTCGGTGACCTCAATCGGGATGCCCTGCCAATCCTTCGGGAGGGCGGCCTCCTGGCCGGTCGGGTTGTACGCCGTGCGGGACGCCCGGAGCTGCTCGCGCGACCGGCGGGACATGAGGATCACGTCCGGCTGGGTGCCCGCGATGAACTTCGCCATGCCCTGGCCGATCAGGGCGTCCGAGCACGTGTGCCCGGCGTCGGCCGTGATCTTCTTGATCCGGACGACCGAAAGCGTCGAGCCGACCTGGAGGCCCGGCCGCGCCAAGATTTCCTGAACGTAGCCCGTGAACCGCTTCGTGTTCGTCGCGTCGTTCGGGTCGGGCTGGCTCTCCTCGCGCACGTCGGAAAGCTGGAGCTGGCCGTTCAGGCCCCAGACCCACTGGACGTGCTTCGGGCCCCACCGGACCATCCACGCGCTGGAACCGGTCGTGGCGGTCGTCCCGCCGGCGTCGACGACCATCGAGGAATCGACGGCCGCCAGGAGACCCGGGAAGCCCGCGGCTGCCCCGCCCGCGCCCGTGCCGTAATAGAACTGACCGCAGAGGTCGAGCATGGAGCCTTCGAGGATGGCCCCGCCCTCCAGGGCGATGAACGCCGGGGCGCCGTCCTCGTAGGCGTCGGCGACGGCCTTGTCGCAGACCCACCGCGGGTTCATGATGTAGGCCTCCACGAGGCGGTTCTCGTAGGTGCCCTTGGAGGCGGCCACGCCGGAATTGGCGGCGCGGAAGGTGTTGCCCCGCGGCACGGCCGTGCGGACGAGGGTCTTGTAGTTCAGGCCCTTGATCGTCCTGGCGGCGCCCTGCGTGAGTTCCGGGTGGAGACGGGCGGCCTCATCGATGAGGCCGACGACGGCGTCGGAGCCGTTCGCTTTCGCGATGTCCAGAAGCGTCGGGAATGCCATGACTCAGGTCCTTTCTTTGGGTCGCCGAGGCGACCGGTCCTTGGCTCAGTTCTTCTTGGCAAACTTCATGCCCGCGGCAAAGCGGGCGAGGTTCGGCCCGATCTTCGTGGCGAGTTCCGCCCGGGCGGCATCCTCAGGCGCTTCCGCCGGCGCGAAACTCACCGGCTCGGCGGCGCCGCGAGCGGCCCGCTTGTGATCTTTCAGGTCCTGGACCTCGGCGGCCAGACGGTCACGATCCGCCTTCAGGGCCGCGTTGTGCAGGGCCAGGCACTCCTCGAACGACTTGCCGGCGGAGAACCACTCGGCACCCTTCTCCGATCCGAAGGCCGCGACAAACTTCGAGAGGTCGGCCTTGACGCGGGCCTCGACCGCTTCGCGGGTCTCGACCGCCGCAGGGGCGGCAGCCTCGACGACGGCCGGCGCGGCGGCAGGCGCGTCCCCCGTTCCAGCCTCGGGCACGGACACGGCGGCCGCGACGGGCGGCTCGGCCGCGTCAGCGGCGACAGGATGGATGGCGGCGGGCGCGGTTCCGCGGAGAATGGCCTCCACGGCAGACGTGATCTTCGAGAGCGTTTCCTTCAGCGACATGGTCGTTTCCTCCTGGGACGCCTCGGCGCGGGCCGTGAGGCCGCCCGGCGCGACGAGGCGCTCGGCGACCGCCGCCCGAAGGTCGGCCATCGCCTGATCCTGGTTCCGCACGGCATCTACGAGGCCCATCCGGGCCGCATCGGCGGCCAGGTGGACCCGGCCGTCGGCCGCCTGCCGCACCGCGTCGGCCGTCATCCTGCGTCCGGCGGCCACGCCGCCGATGAAGTGTTCGTTCAGTCCATCGACATAGGATTGGAGATAAGCGAGCTGCTCGTTGGTGACCTTCGTGCCAGGGGTGAACGCGCCCTTGTAGGGGCCGGTCGAGACGACGTGGACGACGACGCCTTCCTTGGCGAGCTGGCCGGAGGAATCCTCGACGACCGCGACCGTGCCGATGGACCCCACCAGGCTCGTCGGCGCCGCCGTCACGCGCGAGGCCTGGGAGGCGATCCAAAAGGCCGCGGACGCGCCGAGGTCCTCGATGTGGGCGTGAGTCGGTTTCAGCTTGGCGCCGGCGGCCACGTCGGCCGCCAGTTCCGCCGTCCCGGCAACGGTGCCTCCGGGGGAATCGATGAGGAGCAGGATGCCCTTCACGGCGTCATCACGCAGGGCCTGGCGGTACGCCTGGCGGAGACGGACCGTCGACGTGCCGCCCGAGAAGGACGACTCGCCCTTCGTGAGCTGGCCCTCGACGGAGAGGATGGCGATGCCGTCCTGGGTCCGAAGATACGCCACACGGCCGGCGGCGCCCTTCACGGCGTCACCCTCGGCGGCCTTCGGATGGATGAGGGGGGTCCAGAGGCCCGCCTTGACGGCGGCCACGGCCCGCTCGAACCAGGCGGGCTCGACCATCCACGGCCCGAAATGCTGGGCGGCGCAGGCCTGGATGCGCGGCGAGTCGCACGCGATTTCGGCTGGGGCGCAGCTCATGCGGCGGCCTCCTCTTTGGCGGGCGCGGTCCCGGACCGGTCCTCGGAGATCGTGATGTTCGGGGGCTTGACATCGGAGGAGAGTCCGGCCCCTTCCAGGCGGCCCTTCTCGTACTTCTGCTCATCAACGATCTCGTCGAAGTCGTCGCCGGTCTCCAGGCAGATTCGCTGGCGGCTCGTCAGGCCCGCGGCCAGCGCCATCACGTTCGCCGACACCTCCTGGACCGGGTTCCACCACGGGAGGCCCGCATGGACCCAGTTCCAGTGGAGGCCCTCGACCTTCATTCCCGCCGGGAGCTTCAGGTCGCCGTCATCGACAAACGCCCCCAGACGCCAGACCGTCAGTTCGTCCAGCATGTCCCTCAAGTTCTGCCGCTTGATCTTGGCCGACGCGAGGTAATGGTTGAGTTCCCCCCGGCTGCCGAAGAAGTTCGTGCGGCGGCCGTCGTAGAACGACATCGGGAGGTCCAGGGACTTCAGGGCCGCCTCGATAGTGGCCGCGATGAACTCCTGGGACTCCGTGGCCGGCGTGCCCGTTTCGAGCCACTTGGCGTCGTCGCCGGGGTCGAGCTCCAGCTTGAACGGACCCTTGCCGGGGTCCACCTGATACTTCGGGCCTTCTTCGTCGTCGGCCGTCGTGTCGGGCTGGGGCTCGACGATGCCCATTTCCTCCGCGGACTTCCTGAAGAAGATGAGGCCGAAGAGCTGCGAGATTTTGAGCTTGGCGAGGGCGTACTCCTTGGCCTCGTAGCAGTCCCGGAAATCGTTCAGGGCGGACGAAAGCGGCGTGACGCCCCGCACCTGGTCGATCCGGTCGAAATACCCGTGCTGGAGGCACCAGGACGCCGGCAGGAGTTTCTCGAAGAGGAACCCCGACAGGCCCACGCGCTTGCAGATGCAGAACGCGATGGGCTTGCCCCACGGGTCGACGTGGACGCCGTGAATCAGCCGGCCGCTGCCGGGCCAGGGCTCGGCGTCCATGAACTCCGGCGGGAGGTTCGCCAGCTCCTTCGGCAGGCCGCCATACGGCGACCGGACGCGGTCACCCTCGATGGTCTGGACCCGGCCGTCCCTCATCTTGAGGACCAGCACGTCGCCGTCGACGAGGGCGTGCGCCTCGATCAGTCTCGTCATCCGCGCCAGGCCGTGCCGTCCCGCCACGTCGAAGTTCTGCGGCCGGGCCCACCACGCCATGAGCCGCTCAATCTCGCCGTCGAGGTCGGGGTTGCCGGTCCGCGAATGGAACGTGAACGTGGAGACGTAGTCGAGGTGCCGCCGGATGGCCCAGGCGGCGATGCTGTAGTTCCTGCGGACGTC